TACAATAAGCGTGACACCAACTATTAGTGTGACACCTAGTGTAACTATAACTCCAAGTATTACACCTACAATAAGTGTGACTCCAACAATATCTGTTACTCCAACTATTAGTGTAACACCTAGTATAACACCTACAGTAACAATTACTCCTACTATAAGTGTGACACCAACAATTAGCATAACACCTACTATTTCAGTAACACCTAGTATTACACCTACTCCAACAATAAGTGTAACACCAAGTGTGACTAGAACACCTTCAATTACACCTACACCAACTATAAGTGTAACACCAAGTGTGACTATAACACCTACAATTACACCTACACCAACAATTAGTTTAACACCAACAAGTTCACCTTGTGTTTGCGTTTGTGGAGCTACAGTTACTAATACAGCTGGATATAGTATAAGCGGAACATGGACTGATTGTTATGATAATGTTACTGGCTTTAGTTTAGGAACAGGAGCTACACTTGTATTGCCTTGTGGTCCTGAAATAGGATATACTTATGTTAAGTATGGTAGTATAACAGCTAATGGATCAATTAATGTAAGCTATGGTTCTTGTACTGCCCCACCATCACAAACACCAACACCTAGTGTAACACCAAGTATAACACCAACTCCAACTCCATCTCCAGTTACATACTATTACTTTAATGTGTATAATGTAAATACAGATGATTGTAGTACTTCTTATAGTTTCCAAGCTTACACTATTAATGAACCTCATAGTGATGGATATTATATGTGGGATGGAGGGCTTTACTATTTTGAAAATAATAGCGGTGGAGAAGGAGGAACTAATGTAACTTATGAATTAACACCTTCAAGTTGTACAGCTACAACATATGTAAACATTGATACTTATTATCCAAGTGAAGCAATATGTTGGAACTATGTAACGTTCGCCGCTCAAGCATCAACAGCTGTTAGCACTGATGTAAATGTAACAATGTATTGGTATGGTGATCTAGGAGGATATATTACAGACACAGTAACAATTTACTCAGGAACAACATGTTCTAGTAAGAGCGTTTCAGCTTCAGGAACTAGTTGCTATGGAGAAAATTATAGCGCGGATGGTAACTACATATCACCAAGTTCTTATGGTACTCAAGAATTCCAATATGGAGCTACTTATGTAGGACTTATACCTTGTTAATCTAAAGAATTTTTATTATATTAAATAAAACAAAAATATTATGATAACTTATCGTTTAAGACCAGATGGCATTCCTGTTAAATTAGATAGTGAGGCTAAAACAGTAGTTAATGTTGTAAATAAAACCGATCAAAAAATATTAGGCTATATGACAAGCGCTGATTACTATACTAAAGTAGCAGCTGATGCTTTAAATTGGCCTGAAACAACTGAAGAAATTTACAATACAGCTAAAACAGAAGTATTAACTTCATTAAATAATCTTTAGTTTGTTGACCTAAAGTCTCTATTATATATTTAACCTAATAATAAAGGTTATGTTCTATATAATAGAGACAAAAGAACAATTAGAATATTTAGGTAAACCAGAACACGATAAGTGTTTTGTTAACATTATCACTACAAATGATAATCGTCATCCATCTCTAACTAAACCATGTTTAGTATATTATAATAATGGAGAAAAAGGTTATATTTTATCTATCGACCATAGCGAAGCATTTAAATTAGATTGGGAAACAGTTAAGGAATTTATATCTAGCATTAACACAGTTTATGTTTTAGATAAAAAATTCCATTTATATTTTCTACCAGGGCATAATTTAATTGATTTAAATTTTCATAGTTACATAGACGAATCACAATTTGATACTAAAGTACACACTGATTTTAATCGTGAAAAATATTATATACAAGAGTTAAGTACACTTATTCCTATCCCTAAACATTATGAGAAATGGGAAAAAATATACTGGAATATAAAAGAAAGAGGAATGATTTCTAAATGGGCAGTAGCTAATACGTTTTTAAATTATAACTTTACTAATGTATTCTATCAGATTGAAAAAAATGGCATAGGTATCGATCCACGTAAATTTAATAAACATTTTGAAACTACTTGGAAAGATAATTCGATTTACGGGAATACAGTTTTTACTCAATATAATCTATATAATTTAACTACTCGCCCGTCAAACGCATTTAATGGCGTTAATTACGCCGCTTTACCTAAGGACGGCGCACGTGAATCATTCGAACCAAATAATTATATGTTTGTTGAGTTTGATTACAGTGCTTACCATCCACGTTTAATTGCTAAGACAATTGGATATGAATTTGAAATCGATCCATATGATGAGGTGCCTAAAGAAATAATGTTTCAAAATTTATATGGGGGTATTAGAGACGAATATGCATGGTTCCCGTTTTTCGCTAAATTAAGCGAATGGTTAGATGCTCAATGGCAAGAGTTTTTAGATACTAATAGATTAAAACTACCATGCGGAACCAACATATATAAAGTTAAAATAGAAAACCCAAATAAAAATAAAATATTAAGTTATCTAATCCAGGCTTACGAAACATATTATAATACATTAACATTAGGACGTGTATTAAAATTATTAGAGGGTAAGAAAACTAAAATAGTATTATATACTTACGATTCAATTCTACTGGACGTGGCTAAGGAGGACGTTAAAACATTATTACCATTAATTAAACAAGAACTAGAAGCTGATGGATTTCCAACTCGTATGAGTGTAGGTGAAAACTATAGCGCTTTAATAAAAAAATAACATATTTATGTACTGGAATTTAACCATAGAAGAATTGGCAAACAAGTTATTCGCAACTTTCTCAAAGAAAGAAGACATAGAGCAAACGCTTGAAACTATAACTGGCCGTTATAATATCTTATATAATAAGGTTTTTATCTTAGAATCTAAAGATAGTGACGAGTTCATTTGTACTTACAACATTGATCCAGGAAATCTGAGCACAACCTCAGTTTTGCCTAATACTATCTTATTGCATCGCAAAAAAGAGTCAAATACATTATATACAATCAATGCATTAAACGCATTAGTTAAGACTTTAAACAATGGTTATGTCGATCCTAGCTACAAAGTAGAGTGGAATGATTACAAAAACACTATCTTACTTACACAAGGACCTGACCAATTAAGAAAACTAGAGACAACTATCTATAAGATAATTAATCTCTAAGTTTGGCCTCTGGCATCTCTGATGCTATATTTACCGTATATTTAAAAAACAATAATTAGTTATGGATTTAAATGCAATCAAACAACGTATGCAATCGTTGCAAAACAAAGGCAAAGGCGGCGCCAAAAATGACGACCGTGCTAAAAATTTCTGGGTACCACCAGTAGGCAAATCAGTGATTCGTATTGTTCCGTCTAAGTTCAACAAATCAAACCCGTTTAAGGAAGTAATGTTCCATTATGGTATTGGAAACAAAACCATGTTGTCATTAACTAACTTTGGCGAGAAAGATCCAATTGTTGAATTTGCACAACAATTACGTAAAACTAGTGACAAAGAAAATTGGTCATTAGCTAAAAAAATTGAACCTAAAATGAGAGTATTTGTTCCTGTAGTTGTACGTGGCGAAGAAGAAAAAGGAGTTCGCATGTGGCAATTTGGTAAGGAAATGTATCTTGAATTATTAGGTATCGCTGAAGATGATGATATCGGAGATTACACAGACATTATGGATGGTAGAGACTTAACAGTTGATACAGTTGGACCTGAAGTTACAGGTACTAAGTTCAACAAATCATCTATTCGTATTAAACCAAAAACATCAGCATTATCAGAAGATAATGATGTGATTAAAAAATGGATTTCAGAACAACCAGACGTACTTTCATTATATAAGAAGTATGAGTTTGATGAAATGAAAACCATGTTGATGGAGTGGTTAGAACCAAGTGAAGAAAGTACTGAAGAAACAATTGAAGAACCAATTGCTGAACCAGTAGTAGAAGCACCTAAAGCTAACTATACCTTAAACACTAAGAAAAAAGGGTTTGACGAAGATGAATTTGATGAATTATTCCAAAAATAACTAAACAATGGCTAAAACAACAAAAAGCGTAAACGCTAGTGTTTCTCAAGCTATTAAAGGTACATTTGATCTTGATAAGTTTAAGAAAACTAAAAAACTAGATCA